ACCTAGAACCAGAAGTACAGGCTGAGGATGAACCAGCAGCAGAAGCTGATGGTACACCTAGTTCCGTTGAGGATACAGCGGAAGTTGAAGCGCCTACTGATGAAGTAGATGCACCTGATGATGAGGAAGTAGAAAAACCTGAGGCTTAACATGAAACTCATTACAGAAGAAATCGAAACCGCCAAGGTTCTTGTCGAAGAAAAAAACGGCAAGAAGAATATGTTTATTGAGGGTATCTTTTTACAAGGAAACCTTAAGAACAGAAATGGTCGTTTTTATCCTGTAGAAACTCTTGAGAAAGAGGTCACTAGATATAACGAAGCATTTGTTGGTAAGGGTCGTGCTCTTGGTGAGTTGGGACACCCCGAAGGCCCCACGGTTAATCTAGACAGAGTTTCACACAAAATTGTAGACCTTCATAAAGAAGGAACAAACTTTGTGGGTAAAGCACAACTCCTCAATACACCAATGGGTACTATTGCACAGTCATTATTAGATGACGGTGTTACTCTTGGAGTATCATCAAGAGGAATGGGAAGTCTTAAAGACACTAGCGAAGGCTATAAAGTTGTCGGTGAAGACTTCATGCTTGCAACTGCAGCTGATATAGTTGCAGATCCTTCTGCCCCTGACGCTTTTGTCAATGGCATCATGGAAGGAGTTGATTGGATCTGGGAAGCTGGTATTCTAAAGGCAAGACAATCCGCAGTACAAGTTGTAGAAGAAAAAACTATGACTCACCCTGCAATTGCTGTTGCTGAACCTGAGAAGGTAGTAGAGGCCGCAATTGAGAAGACCCAAAAAACTATAAATAAGTTAGTAGATCAGAAACAACTTGACGAGAAGAAGTTGGAAATCTTCCAAAACTTCTTATCAAATCTCTGATTTAATAAATAAACATAGATTATACGATATCTAACACGTTTTTAGACGGAGAGTTCAAAATGTCTCGTGGAGATTTACAAGAAATGGAAGTAAAGACACAGCAATCCAGTACCGCTGTAAATAGTGGAGCAGCTAAGGGCGACCCAATGCCATCCACACCAAACTACGTTCCAGATGGTCAAGGTGCTGTTGAAGATCTTGGTGGGCCTACACCTGAGAACTCAAAGCCTGATGACAACAGTAACATGCTTAAGACGCCAACAGCGACAATTAAGCAAGTTAAAGATGTGATAACAAAGAACGCTGGAAAAGCTGATCCTATGCCTACTGCACCAAAATATGCCGAAGAGGCAGAAGTCGATGAGACTCAAGAGGTTGTTGCCGAAGAGCCCGTTAAAGAGGGTGAAGAGGTAGTAGCTGAAGAGGAGAAAGTCGATCTAAACGCAGCCATCGAAGAAGATGTTAATGCACTTCTTTCTGGTGAAGATCTCTCTGAGGAATTCAAAGAGAAGGCTAAGACAATCTTTGAAGCATCTATCAATGCTAAAATCACTGATATCGAAAATCAACTAAACGAAGAGTATACTAAGAAACTCACAGAAGAAGTTGAAACCATTAAGGTTGAACTTACTGAGAGAACTGATGCATACTTAGAGTACGTTGCCGACGAATGGATGAAAGAGAATGCTCTCGCAGTCGAGAAAGGAATTAAGACTGAGATGACAGAATCATTCATGGAAGGCATGAAAAAGCTTTTTGAAGAACATTATGTAACCCTACCTGAAGATAAATATGATGTCCTAGAAAATATGGTGGACAAACTTGATGAAATGGAAAGTAAGCTCAACGAGCAGATAGAGAAAAACGTTGCACTAAATCAAAGACTTAGTGAATCAACTGCTGAATCTGTCTTTAACAATGTTGCAGAAGGACTTGCAGTATCCCAAAAGGAAAAACTACAGTCTCTTGCAGAAGGTGTTGAGTTTGAAAGTGAAGAATCCTATCGTGGAAAAATCGAAACTCTGAAAGAATCTTATTTCGGACAGAAGACACCATCCACAGCGTCCGCTCCTCAAGAACTAAAAGAAGAAGCAGCACATACAGAGCCAGCTACTGGCGCAATGGCCGCTTATCTTGAAGCACTTGGACGTATGAAATAGGAACTCGTTAATTTTTAACAAACAACCCTTACAAAACGATGCAACAAAACATCAATTATCAACAGCTCACTGAAAAGTGGGCGCCGCTTCTAGACCACGAAGGGTCTGATGCGATCAAGGATCAGCATAGACGTAATGTTACTGCTGTACTTCTTGAGAACCAAGAGCAAATGCTCAGAGAAGAGAATGCTTTCCAAAGCTTAACAGAGGCATCACCAACTAACTCTGCTGGTACAGGTGGATTTAGTGGTTCAGCTGCAGCTGCAGGCCCTGTTGCTGGTTTCGACCCAGTACTTATCTCATTGATAAGAAGAGCAATGCCAAACTTGGTCGCTTATGACCTTGCTGGTGTTCAACCAATGAGTGGCCCAACTGGACTTATCTTCGCAATGAGATCCAGATTCACTAATCAGAGTGGAACTGAAGCTCTATTCGATGAGCCAGATTCAGCATTCTCTGGACAAAACAGTGCTGAGAACCTAACAGCTGGTATGACAGATACTGCTGCTGGTTTCGGTACAACATCTCAGAGTGGATCAAACCCAGGCGTTCTTAACCCTGTTGGATCTGCAACAACATCTGCATATGATGTTGGTCAAGGTATGACAACTGGAAACTCCGAAGCTTTAGGTGACGGTGCATCCAACCAGTTCCAAGAGATGGCATTCAGTATTGAGAAAGTTACTGTGACTGCGAAGTCCAGAGCACTCAAAGCTGAGTACAGTTTAGAATTAGCTCAAGACCTCAAGGCAATCCACGGATTGAACGCTGAGTCTGAGTTAGCAAACATTCTATCAACTGAGATTCTTGCTGAAATCAACAGAGAAGTTATTAGAACTATCTACAAGTCCGCAGAACAAGGTGCTACAATTAACACTGCAACTGCTGGAACATTCGACTTAGACACCGACAGTAATGGTCGTTGGTCAGTTGAGAAGTTCAAGGGACTTCTATTCCAGATCGAAAGAGATGCGAACCAAATCGCACAAAGAACTCGTCGCGGAAAGGGTAACGTTGTGTTATGCTCTGCCGACGTTGCTTCAGCTCTAACAATGGCTGGAATCCTAGACTACACCCCTGCACTTAACGCTAACTTAAACGTTGACGATACTGGTAACACATTTGCTGGTACACTTGCTGGTAAGTACAAAGTTTACATCGACCCATTCGCTGCAAACAATGACGCTAATCAGTACTACGTTGTTGGTTACAAGGGTACTAACCCTTATGATGCTGGATTATTCTACTGCCCTTACGTTCCATTACAGATGGTAAGAGCTGTGGGACAAGACACATTCCAACCAAAAATTGGCTTTAAGACTCGTTACGGAATCGTTGCAAACCCATTTGCAGAAGGTAACGTATCTAACCAAGGTCTTGGAAGACTTCTTGCTAACTCAAACCGTTACTACAGAAGAGTTAAGGTTACAAACTTAATGTAATTCAGATAATTACAATCTTACAAAGAGACCCCCAAAGGGTCTCTTTTTTTATGCCTATATAATATACGAATTTGTGTATTAATTATGAGTGATTCATATATTAAGCCTGAGGATAGACCTCAACCAAAGAAGAAAAAAGTTATTCATGTCAACTGGAAATGGATATCTCTTGGTTTAGTAGGTAGTTTGTTCACTGTGTCTCAACTAGGCATGGTTGGATATATTGCTACAAGAAAAACTGAACCAACACTACCAAGTATCAATCCTCCAGTGGGCCCTTACACATCATATAAAGTAAGTGTATCGGAAGAGGGATATGCTATTTCATACAAAGCAAACGATCCCAAGACTGCATACATCACTAAAGACATTAAAGAGAAGGGTGGATTCTTAGGACTAGCAAACAACACTACTAAGATTGCAGAAGAATACTTCATGGATGGTCAGACCAACCAAGGTGGTGCAGTATCTAACAATCGTTCATGGTTAGATCAGAAGCCTGGATTGACACAAAAACAATCAGATGAGATAACCGCCGCCCGAAAAAGTGAGGCCTGTGTTAAAGCAATCGGAAGTGCAGAAGGCACAGGAAGACTTGTTGGTACTTCAGTTGGTGCAGCTGCTGCTCCTACTCTTAGTACTATTCCCTTTGTTGGTTGGGTCGCTGCTGGCTGGGTGGCTATGTTTGGTGGTGATCAAGGCGCTAATATAGGTGGAAACATGGCAGAAGACCTCAATAAAAACTGCTAAATAAAAGTAAAACCCCATGGCGGTTACTGGTAATAACACATTTACTGCCTTCTCTAGGCAAGTTGCGAATAGAAATTTTCTATCGCCTGCTGGATTTAAGTTTAATTTGGCTAAGACACCAAAGGTAGACTTCTTTTCCCAGTCAGTTTCAATACCAAATATCAATCTAGGAGTGTCTATTCAGACATCTTACTTGAAAGATATCCCTGTGCCTGGAGATAAAATGGACTATGGTGATCTGGATATTGAATTTTTTATTGATGAAAATCTAGAAAACTATTTACAGATAGAAAGATGGATGAGGTCACTTGGATTTCCTGAGACTATTGCTGAGTCAATTCCTCTAAATCCAAATAACGATGATTTACTTATGGGTAGTCGATCTGACGGAACTATGTTAATATATAATAGTAGCTTCAATCCAGTAGCAAGGGTAAATTTCAAAGACATGTTTCCATCTGCTTTGACTCCTGTGCCATTTACTGCTGATGTAACTGATATAAATTATATTATGGCGACAGCTACTTTCAAATATACTATTTTTAATGTGGAGAGTTTGATCGAGAATGAATCTTGAGTTCATACAAGGACTTTGGGATAAGGATTCGGTTATAGATAATGAATTATTACACTCAGAATCTACTAAAACACCAGCCTTACACGCAAAGTACTATAAAATTTTTACTAATATCCTGACTTTACAGAAAGCACAGGAAACTCAATA